AGAAGGAACCTTTATTCTTCTATTAGAAACGACTGCACCTTCTGGACTATCACTAAAATCATCTACAAAAACATCTGGGAAATAAACTGAAACATAGCTGCTATTTATTTGTCTTGCATCAAATTCTCTTGAAGTATTTAAAACATTTGGTTTTGCTAAATTATTAAATGTATCAATAAAAATTCTATTACCATCTACATCATAATAAGGTATATCCATTAAATATATTGCCTTAGAATAATTCTCAACCTTTTCTTTAACGTAATCAGTAATAAATTTGTCTTTTATTCCTGGCAAACATATAATATTACAATTAGAAGAAATACTATCAGTCATTAAATCGACAGCATTTAAATAAGAAGCAACTATATTGTTTTCATACTCTTCGCCAGACATCAAATCTGAACCTACACGTGTGTTTGTTAATAAAAGACCAGATGAATAACCATCTCTTCTTGCCTTTCCACCCAACTCAGTACTGCTACTCTTATCGTCCATAATCATGCTGTTTTTATCAAAAATATTTAATCCATCAAAACCCCCAAACATAGGAACAGTAAATTTTATTGCAAGATTATATCTATTAAATTTTTTCTTATCTGAAGCTAATAATGCAGCAATTGAAACGCTATCAACTTGTGAAAGTGAGTCATTGTTATTATTGTTTAGTCCATCTCTTTTTAATTTTAAAGAATCAGTATCAAATAAATCACTGTTTTCAACATCTGCGTTTCTTATATAAGCTGCATTAGAAAATACATCATTAATGCTTCCAGAAACATCATCTACGCTTTCAAAGGTTCCTAAAACTACTTTTGAAAGTGTAAATTTATTATTATTTAATCCATCGTTTTCACTTTGATTTTCAAATTTTGTAGATTGACTATCCTTAAAAGAATATTTTGTATAATTTGTTATTAAATCATTGAAAAATAAATTAACATCATTTGGTTGAGTAGGATAAACTATTTTATGTGTCATAAGACCCCAATGTAAATTTAAATCAACTGATTCATTAGGCCCTTTCTGCCCAATAAATGTCTGTCTAAATTTTTCTTGACCCGCTTCTGTTGTAGTAAATTTACCTTTTGTTATTTTAAATCTATATGGCATAGGAGGAATAAATGAAATAACTCCTGATACTTCAACTTCATCATTACTTCCTGTTAAATAACTAGATGTCTCTTCTGGTATTACTGAATTTATATCTGTTGTTCTTATACTGCTTACACCTCTAAAACCAAAAGGCATAGCGTCAGAAGGAACATTATCATTTAATAGTTCTTCACTTAATACAACTCTAACTAGCTTTGATTTATTTTCATATAAGCCTGACTTTACTATTCTTTTTTCATCATCGTCACTTACGTCTAAATCAAATTTAAATTTTGTATCTCCTATTACTCTAGATATAAAATTAACTGAATTTTTGTCTAAACAAACATTTGAAAAAGATTCATAAATTACCTGCTTTTCATCTGTATCATATAAATCTCTTACAGATACATTGAAAGTAGGCCATGGATAATTGCTATCATCTGAAGCTTTTAAGTTTGATATTGAAATTTTATATTTATTAGATAAGCTACCATCATGCAATGACTCTAATTTAAATAAGTTGTATTCTTTTTTACCGTAAGGCTGAGAAATAATCCAAGAAGTTTTAGCACTATCATATCTATCAGAAAAATCTTCAAAATCACTAATATAATCAGCAGATGCTCTTTGAATATAAATATCATTACCTGATTCAACAGATGCTACACCATCTTCAATAGGAAAGTGTAAATGAAGATAGTGATATTCTTCTTGCAATTTAGTTGCATCTGTGTTTAAAACATTTGATATATAACAGCTATCATTTGGATCTAATGAAACTACTGTCTTCTTTAACAAATCAGACTCATTTGTTTCTGTTCCATTTCCATTAAAAAAGTATATTAAAAATTTTTTTTCTGGACCATTTACAACTACATCACTATTTAAAGTATCTAATTTTAAATAAACATCTTTTCTTGGTATTATTACTGCACGTAATAAATTTACAATATTTCCAGTGCCTATGTCTGTTACACCATCTTGTAAACCAAAATCTATTATTCTACTAAATGTGTTATTATTTGAAAAATTTCCATTAGTTAAAAAATCGTCAGTATTTACATTGTGATCTGCTGTAATAAAATGTGGAGTACCTGCGTAATAATCTTCTTTCTGTGTGCTTTTTGTTTTAAATCCTGCAAATTTTGAATTCTTTATACCCGATCCTAATACTCTACAAAATGTTAATGCTTTTCCCCCGTTTCTAAAAAACTCAGCAACTGCATGAGTTCCTAAATAGTTTCTTTCTACTTCTCCAAATATAGAAACGAATTCTTCTATGCTATAAACAGTTGTAGGAATAAAAGCAGGACCTTTTTTTGACATACCAATTACACCAGCAGGTATGCTATTGTTTTTTATAATTTTTCTACTTATGATTTCTATTTCATTTTCAAAGAAGCCTGGTGATTTAAAAGTCTGTTCAGCCATGCTATTTCTCCTTTGCATATTTTATTTCTTAATTTAATTATTCTATAATAATTCAAATTTATTATTATTTGTTTTTTGTGTTAAATAAAACTTCTGAAAGCGTTTGATCATATACACTTTCTCCCTTAACGCCTCTTTTTTCCATTACAGGTATTTTTTTATTATTAACTTTAATAAAAGTTTTTCTTTTAGTTTTATAATCATTACCCCATTCGCCAACATTGTCGGTTTGTTGTAAGGTTTTTTTATTTTTTGGGATAAAAGCTTTTGATTTATCAAATTCTAATAAATTTATTTCATTATTTATTTCATTTATTCCTATCAATGAAGGATTTATTAAATTGCCATTATCATCTATATCTGTTATAATATTTGAATTAATAGACGATATTCCTTTAGTTTCAGGAAGAATATTTTCATATTGATCTAAAAATTCAAAAGAAACATTAGTTGCATTCATGTAGCTTACAGTTGTTTTTATACCGTCAATTTCAGGATTAATAATATAACCAGTCGCATTTATACTAAATGTTGCTTTTATAAATCTTTCTGCGTCTGTAAATTCTGTAAAATTATTTTCTTGCTGAATGTTGTTTTCAAAAAATGCAGGAAACCAATAACCTTTATCAGATTCAAGTCTTATTTGGTTTCCTGGATTAATAGTAAAACTGCTTGCAATTGTCTCTGTAAAACTATTTATTTGTTGAACAAAAGAAGACCATATTACAATATCATATTTGCATCCAAAATATTTTACCGGAGGTATTTCTATTATTTCTATAATATTATTTTGAATATCAGGCTGAATAACTGTATTAGAAGAATTTTTACTAGGATTTATTTCTGTATTATTTAGGTTTTCAAAATTATTATTTACTCTATGATCATTTGATTTTTTATGTATCCTTTTAATAACAGTATGAGGATACATTTCATTATTGCTTATTCCTTTATTTGGTTTTACATCTAAGCTGCTTCTAGATACAGATATTAATGGAAGTATTAATGCGCCATTATTATCTGTAAGGGGTTTATTTCTTCTTAATAATGCAAATCTTTCACCTGCAGCAAAAACAACAGGAACTTTTCTTGTTTCATCATTTACTTTAAAATATAATGGCATTTCTTTTTCAAATAAATTAAAAACAGCTCTATCTAAATCTTCAATGCCGCAAGAAGGTAAATTAAATTCTGATATATTCTCTGATTCATATCCTGTAAGAATATCAGAGTCTTTTAAATTAAATCTAATCATTTTTATTCATCTCCATAAAAAGATGTACCTATTTTATTAATAGATTTAACAGACCCATCTGCAGATATTTTATTTTTTGTATTTATAGTCTTATCTATAACGCCATCTTCTAATAATTGACGTTTGTCTGTTTCTGTTCTGCCTCTTTGTTGTTCAAACAATACTTGTATTGAGCCTTCATCTGTAAAATGTTCTGAAGTAGGGCCAATAGGTTGTTTATTTATATGTTGTATTCTTGTTTGTTTTCCAACAATTTTATAAGAAATAGTTCTTTCTACTTGCCCTGCAGCTATTTTATCTGTAATTAAGCTTGTTATTTCAAAAAAATAGCTGCCATAAGAAAAATAATCTCCTTCTTTTAAAATAATATTTCTATCTAATATATCTCTACTGTGGATATAAGCGTTTACAGTTTTAACAGTTTCTAAACCAAATTGATTTGTTTTAACTTCAGATGGATTCCATTCTATTAAACATTCTAGTTCTAGAGGAGGATTAAAAATTTTTTCTATTGCTTCTTCGTAAATTGTATTTGTTTTTGTTAAATCTTCTCTTATTTTATAATAATATATTTTTTGTCCTGCAACGTCTTTTATAAACTCTTTTGTTATATCACTAAAAAAGTCTACTTCTTTTTGAGATAAAAATAATCTTGCCATTTTGTTACCCCATTATTATCGTTCTACCGTTAGGTATTGGAATTCTTTTTAGAATATTCATCATTTGCTCAGACTGGGCATTGTCTGTTTCTAATAATTTTTGATAAGTTATTTTTTCAAGATTTTCTC